AGATTTTGCCCGTATATTAACGAACAAGTACTCAATATCAAATGTTGCCATTTTATCTACATTTATCGGAGATAGAATGCAATTGGATATAATCTGTTTTACCGCCCGTATCGTTTCTTCGGCGTCTTCCCCTTCTTGCGCCATTAAAAGAATTTTTTCTTCTTTAATCAGAAATGGTCTATACTGAATATTCTGATTAGTTGAAGGTAGTGTCAATTCATATATTGGTGTTTCTATTTGTGGTAGCATATTTTAATCCTATAATAATTTAACTTGTAAATCTTGACCAGTTTCCTAATGTAGACTGAATATTTCGTTTTGCTGTTTTTGTTTGTGCAACCATATTCTGCATTTCTTGTGCCCTTTGTTGTACTTCATTTGGGATTGCGGATAATGTTGACATTCTATCTTGTTCTTGCATAAAGTCTTGATATACAGTACCGTTGGTAGATGCTGTAAATACATTCGCAGAATTTACACCTTTTGCCTGAGATGGATTGAGTGTTGCTGGTCTCGCACCATTTCTAGTGTGGAATTCATTAGACCACTTGCGATATGCAAAAGTTATTTGACATGTGGCCGGTTCTTCGGCGGAATAAGAATACGCAATTTGTCCAACTTGAATTGGAAATGCCTCCATCAAGGAGACAGTAAATACTTCTTCTCCAATAGGGTCATACGAAAGGAACTTTAAATCTGTTACAAAATTTTCATAATATTCGACTTTTCCAGTATTGTAGTCATAAATCATATCCATCCAGTTTGAGAAGAAGTTACGTTCTCTCGCATCATCACTCAGCATAACAGTAAAATTCAAATCTTCATATGTCATTGCGTATGGAGATTTTCTAAAAGGCCCATAATACTTCACCTCTGTTGTCGAGAGTGACTTGCCTGGCAACTCCACGGTATTAACTCTGAACGCAAGTTGTCTAATCGCGTCAACTTCCGCAACACCAGCTGGTGGTGATACGATTTCTAACACATATCTGTTGGGGATTAATACACCCTGTTTTGATACATTAGACGCAAACGAATCAATGTCGAATGATGCCATTATCTTGAACTCCTTAATGATTCTGACCAAACTGTTGATGCAGATGCTTTCTTGAAATCTTGTAGTGGTAGAAATATTGCAATGTCCCATTCATCTGCATCAATATGAACGAACTTACTTTTTACTTGGGAATATAGATATCTCTTAACACACGGTTTAATTATATTGAACTTACTTACTGACTTCAATACTTGATATGAAAGAACTAACTTGGTACTTTCATTATATTTACTATTATTTTTTATCTTGGTTAGACTATCCATTATTGCCATTCTATACGAAGGCGAAACATAATGTAAATTTACTCCCAAGAACCCACCACTATAACTGTCTACCACAAATATTAATGGAAATTCGTCATAATATGGCAGTTGTTTACTAAATTTTGGGTCATATGCATAACAGTACATTCTGCCCACTGTTGGGACACTCTTGTGTCGTTCAGAATCTTTTAAAAGCGCTCTTCTGCCAGGCTGTCGAGAGAATGCCCGACCAAGTAGGCTGGTTCTCACTTTCTTACTAAACCATTCTCTTGCAGCTGCCGAGTTGGGTTTAATACCTTTTTTCTCTAGTTTATTTATTAAGGGTCTAAAATCTGCCATGAAACTATTTATGCCCCGCCAGTATGTGGTCTTCGGTTAATATCTTAAAATCCCAACCTTTCTTCTTGCAATACAATTCTGCGGCCTTAAATTTTGCCTCATTTACTCCCCAAGTTTTGGTCTCATATATAAATCTTCGTTTATTTTGTGTCTTTTTGGGGGGTTTAGTTTGTCTTTTTGGTTTAATTTCAATCATGGTTATCTTTTTCTCTTCAATATTGTTTGGGGATTTTAATTGAAGTATAAAATCTGGGTAATATTTGTGTAATCTGTTATCAACAGGGGAAATATAAGGAACCGACAATTCTTCGCTACTCCACGCGAGAACACTTTTATTGGTGTCGCAATACACCATAAACCGTCTTTCCCATAAAGAACGGAAGATTATATTATTGACATCGCCTTTGTATTTCTCTGGATTTGTGGGTGCATATCTCCCCTTATAACCAAAACGTTTTTTCACTCTGAAAATCCCTTATAAATAATAGACAGTAATACTATTTATATAGGAGTTGACAATGGTGTTTGGACTAGGCGAGATGGGACTGAACCAACTGAAATACGGCCGGAATGGAGATCTTCCAGAGACCGCGATGGAAAAGTCTTCTCGAAAATTTAAGGCTGCATCTTCTACAGGAAAAAGATACCCTGCCGCATTGGGTCAGGATGCTGACCTACAGCATTTCGTTAGGTTTCAGATATTCGAATATCAGAAGGTGGCATATCAGGCAGGAGACCAAACAGATAGTACTGGTGGAGAAGAACCAGCGACACTACTCGACACTATTGATTTGTATATCCCAGAACAAGTTGCAATGAAGACAACTGCATCATATGAGAATCAATCAACAAATGCCTTCCAGAATATGCTTATCGACCAACAGGGAGAAGGTGGTGTTTTGGCGGGGGTAGGTAGTGGACTATTCAGTGCAGCTGCAAAGGGGGCGAACTTCCTCACAGGAGAAGGTTCAGAAGATATCGCATTAGCTAATCTTGGAATCGCGGCAAATGCAAGTAAAGTTCTTCTATTTAAGGGCATTGACTTTAGAACCTTTTCTTTTTCATACAAGTTTGCACCAAAGAATTCTGGCGAATCCGATGCTGTTCAACGCATTATAATGGCCTTCAGAAAAGGAATGTTGCCAAATTTTGCTTCTGGTGGTGCTGGAATGTTGTATGTAGTACCAGACCAGTTCGAAATTAGTTACAATATTGATGGAGATGCTACAAGAGGCAAAAATTGGTTGCACAAATTTAAAACGTGTAGTTTAGTTGATTGTGATATTAACTATGGCGGAGATGGTTCATTTGGAGTTTTTAAAGAATCCGGCGCACCAACTAATGTGACGATGAATTTAACATTCCAAGAAACCTTACAAGTAACAAAAGATGATGTGGAGGCAAACTTCTGATGAGTAGTCACTTTAAAAAACTTCCAAAAATCAGTTACGACACTGGAAACAATGGAAAAAATTTCAAGAAAGTAACAAACATATTCAACGTTTCATCTATTTTGGAAAAATACGCATCGAACCCGAATTCGCATTACGAATATACAGTAAAGGAAGGCGAGACCCCAGAATTGATTGCAAATTTATATTATGGAGATCCATCGTATAATTGGGTCATACTTTTTATGAACGGAATACGAAATGTGTATGATGAGTGGCCTTTGCCTAGTAGAAAATTACATAAAATAATTGCAAATAATTATGGAAGTAAAGAGGCCGCAATGAAAATTGTGACTCACTACAACAGGAAGAGTGAAGGTCAGTCTGGATATCTGGTCACTAGTTCAAAGAATGACCGTGTTTCAATTAATGTATTTTACGAAAAGGAAGAGTTTAAAACTAATATTAAAGACTTACTAATCCATCCATCTGATGCATACCAATTGGTCAAAGTAAATACGACTACCCATAAAATTTCAAACCAGACATGGGCCATGTTGCCGGATGGAGAGAAGAGAGAGTATACTCCATACTATAAATATGATGAAATGGTCGAAAAGAACGAAAAGTATAGAGTAATTAAGTTACTATCAAAGTCAAGACTATCGGACTTTATCGCAGAATTTGAGAGAGTTTCTAAATTATGAGCAGTCTTGGTGCGTACAATATATTAAACTTCAATCTTACTTCGCATAATGGATTTTCTTTGGATTTGAAGAATATATTTTTTTCAATCGAAGTATATGAAGAAATTTATAACAATAGTATGAGTGTGCGTGTTGGTATTCTGGATACAGAAAATTTAATTCGTTCATTGCCTATTATCGGTCAAGAAAAGGTGCTATTGAAGTGGGATATATTGTCTGATGGTGAATACTCTCCTATAGAAATGAATCTTCGTGTCACTAAGATATCGAAACTTCAGAAGGCAGGACAAAAAACAAATTATATTTTAGAGATGACCACGATAGACTTCTTAAACAATTTCGAAAATAGAGTCTCCGAATACGTCGAAGGCCCTACTTCAGAAATTGTTCAACAAATATTTGATAAGGATTTTGCACCAACCAGTAAAGGCCTCAACCTAGAACCTAGTGAAGATGACCAGAAGTTGGTAGTGCCGAATTTAACTCCACTCAAGTCTATGACATGGTTGTCTAGTAAGGCACATACTGCTACTGATGCCTCATATTTATTCTTTGAAAACAACCGTGAGTATATGTTTAAACCAATAACTAAACTGTATAGTGAAGAA